GCGCCTCCTTACTTTACCCAGAGATTTCTACAAAGTAGCGGCCCCTGAATTATTACCTCATTTTGGCCCTCATCATTATCAAGGGGGTGTTCCTGAGGAAGATATGCCTGTTCGTGCACGATTGCACACTGTCACTGGAATATCTCCAAAAGAAAGCGGGATATATGACGTTACGAATTCCGACGGTGTAGGTAAGTATTCGTTAGCGGCGCTTACTAATTCAGATGTTTTACTCAAATTCAACTCGGAACGACCACCACCTCTACAACCAATGCATCGTATTTTTGAATTAGATGATATAGAACAATTGAAAGGATTTAGTGGAGATTGGGTTGTAAGTGTTATGCCGGAAGGGGAAAGGCATTTCATTCGTAGAGAAGGAGATAAAGTCAAGGCTTGGAAAGGGATAGATGGCACCTCTACTTCATTAGATGCCGACATTGCTGAGTCTCTGAAGAATACTACAGACAAAGATTTCTTTATTGATACCATTTATGTCGGGGATGAATGTCATGTGTTTGACATTATTGAATATGATGATGAGGATGTACACGACACCCCTTCACAAGACCGATTGAAGATATTGAGAGGTGGTATGGAAAGTCACGAAAAGGTATTGTTGCCGGGGGCATATAATACAAGATTCACAGATGATGCTGGTATGGAAAGCACAATCAAAGATTTGCAAAAAGAAGGTAAGAGAATTTTACTCCGTGATGCTAAATCAACATATATGTTAGGAGAAAAGCGGCACCCCAAATGGGTGTTATTGAAGCCCGGTAAAGATGTAAATCTAATTGTGCTTGAAAAGAAAGGGGAGAGCACCTACACCTATCGACTAGGTATGGGCCCTATCATTGATGGTGACGAGGTAGGGGATAGGAAATCAGAATTAGATGGAGAGACTTACATGGATGTCGGCACTGTATTCCATAGCCCTAAGGAATTTAATGTAGGAGACTCAGTTAAAGTGAATGTTGACAGTGTAACATCATATGAGCAAAATGATTCAATAATTTACACTATACATGCTGGTGATATCAAAGGTGAGGCAGAGGGGGAGCCGTTGGCTAGTAGAGAGACATTAGATACATTTACGAAATCTTATCCTGAAATGTGGCCCCACTATGTTACGAGGTCAGACCGACACATTATGATTAATTTCCAACAGGGGGATGTTATCTACAAAACCACTCATAGTGGGACTAATTGGTATGTTCATTCTCCTTCTTCTGAAAGTTCTCTGTTAATTCGATTATCAGAATCACAGAGACCCTATTGGTTACCATTGGTTGGAGTTGTCCTCAAAGGGGATTTAGATATTCAAGAGGAGAAAGAGAAGGCGGAGGTTAAGGAAAGTAAAGGTGATGCTAAGCCACTCATTAAGCCTAAGAAAGTAGAGGGGACTGATTATTGGGACAAGGTAGTAGAAGCACTCAAGGCGCTTGAAAAGGGAATAGGTAGCGTTGGTGGTTCCTTTACTGGCCCTAAAGGACTCGGTATAGATATGGCTACTCCTGTCCAATCACCCCGAGGACCTACTGAAACTAGGGATAACAGTACTTTACCAGATTATGATGGTGTACCTCGACCTCAAGAAGACCTTGAAGAGCCTCAACCTAAGACACGTGATAAGCCGCAGTCTATCGATTTAGACCTAGATGCTGATGGGGAACCAGCCCATTTACATGTAGATGAGAGCACCGCTTCATTACGTACTCGTTAAATAGTATGTATTGAAATCGGTTCTTTTCATGGTGGCTGCTGCCTTGATGAGAAGGCCTTCTGTGGAAGAGGGTAGCATACACATCATTAAGGCCTCAAATGACTTGGTAATCGCTGGTTACGCCAGTGTAGAGATGGTCGATAAGCAGGGTGACAAAATCACATCCGGCGCTTTGAAGGATGCTTTTGGAGAATTCATGAAAGCATCTAATTATAGAAATGTACAACTCGCACATTCTAATATACAGGTAGGAGAAGTTATTCCTAACTATACAGATAGTGAAGGAAGACTCTGGAAATCTGGAGTCGATGATTCCGGTATGTTCGTTGTTATCAAACTACGTGATGACATCGAAAAGGCTCGTGAAGTAGCCAATCAAATTCGCAAGGGGTCCCTTAGGGGTTTCAGCATTGGAGGACAGGCGTTCAAGCGCATTAACAAGCACGACGCCGAGCACGGTAGTTACACCGAAATCTCCAAACTGGAACTTCATGAGGTGACAATTTGTGAAAAGGGTATTAACCCTGAAGCGACCTTCCGCATACTGAAGGAGGATACAGAAATGAATGGAAATGAAAATGATGCACTAGGGGAACTGTCAAGTGTTCTCGACCGATTGAACAAGAAGTTGGATGATATGGAGAATGGGGTCCCTGAAGTGGATGACGTTTCCAAAGAATTCCCTATGAATGACAAGGTTGATGAAAAGAAAGATTCAGAAGATTCTGATGAAGATAATGGAGATGATGAAATGGAAGACGACAAGAAGAACGATGTAGAGAAGGCCGGAGAATACTCTGATGTCATTTCTAGTGATTACCTGAACTGGATGGAAGACACCCTGAAGTCACAGGGTGTTGACACCGTTGCTGCTCGGAATCACTTTGATGATGTTGAGAAAGCAAATCTTGGTTCTACTCCGGGCGAATACCCAGAAGAGCAGAACACTGGTCAAGCGAAGGGCCGTACCCAAGAGGGCGGTAACCCATCCACCGGCGCTGTCGGCAAGGTGAACTCTGGCAAGGTCAAGAAGTCAGATTTCGTTACACCTGACAACGTCACATCTGCTGATATCGAAGCGGCATATGAAGTCTACAAGGCCGCCGCAATCGAGCAGCAATTCAAGAGCAGCCTTAACAGTGTCTTTTCAGACAGGTTGAGCAAAGAACAAGCGATAGAGAGGAATGCAAGAGATGCAGCAGCATTTGATGCTCGTGGCCCACTTGGAGAAATCCAGAAGGCTATTGAGAACCTCAGTAACAGGATTGACTCGATTGGAACAGTCACAGAGGACGACTCGGTTATGAAGTCGGCCAACAATGTTTCGACCGTGACAATCCCAACTGCCGAAGAGTTGGGCAACATGAGTTGGGAAGATGTTCACTCACTCGCAGGGAGCGTGTGGCAGTAATTGATGGGGACATGAAAGAAAAATAAGGAGATGAAAAGAAATGGCACGAAATTATGTACGAACAGTCAAAGATTTGGAGCGCTACTACTATGGCGCCGGAAACGCAATGGGGTACTCCTACAGTGGTTCAGAACTACTGAAGGCAGATGCACCTCTACTCAGCACCACTGCTGGTACCTACCAAGCAATCTATGGCCGCAAAGTGTGGTCACAATTGAACCAAGAATTCAACGCCTTCAGCATTCTGCCGAAGAAGCCATGGGACCGAAGTGGATGGCGAGTTGTAACAGCAAAGCCCTCAACCTCCGTTGGTGGTGGCATTGCTGAGAACGGTACACTACCAGACACGACCAAGCCAACTTTCCAGCATGTTGCTGCAAAGCCAAAGACCATCGCTCACTCATTCGACATGAGCGAAGTTGCTATCTTCCTTGCTGACAAGGACGATGGACTTGGAGACATCCGCAGCGTCTTGAAGGAAGAAATGGGTAAGCATCACGCAGAGCACATCAACCAGATGCTCACGCAAGATGTTGACACCCCAGCAGGCAACGATATCGAGTCAATTGACCGAATCACTGCTGCTTATGACAATGATGCAAACTCCCTGATTGGGATGGTCAATGGTCACGACGACTTGTCTGCTGACGCCGACCTAGATATCTACAGCATTGACAGGAGTGCAAACTCATGGTCGAACGCTGAGATGAGCAACAACGTGGTAAGTAACACCAGCACTGACAGAGTATTGACTCTTGATGTGGTTGACGATATGTTCCAGAAACTCTGGGTTCGTGGTGGAAACCCCAAGGTGGTTCTCACCCATTACGACACTCTGATGAGACTTCAGCAACTTCTCCAGAGCCAGCAGAGGTTCATGGAAGAGAAGAGGGTCACCCCAACCTACAACGGTGTGAAGGGAGTTCCCGGTATCGAGGCAGGTTTCGTTGTCGCAACTTACAACGGTGTGCCAATCATCCCATCCAAGGATGTGGCACAGGACACAATTGGCCGAATGTACTTCTTGGACACCGACTATCTGCACTTTAGCACAGGAATTCCTACACAATATTTCGAGTCTGGAATTGAAACTGGCGACCCATTCGCTATCAACCGACTCGGACAGGAAGGGCTGTACCGCACCATGGGTGAAGTATGGACCACTTTCTTTGGAGGGCAAGGGCAAGTCCGAGCACTCAAGTGAGGAATAAGAAACAAAATGAAAAGGAGATGAAAAGATATGCCAGCAGCAACACACAGAGGAATTACTTACACAACGAGTGCGTCCGCTACGATAGCAGTGGACCTAGACCTTCCGCTTCAGGCGGGAGTAGACCAAGACGACACCACGTGGATTTCGGCTTACCCCGGTGCATTGACGGACTTCTCAGCCCGTCAGAGCGATGGTACTAACCGAATGCAGCCACGATTGGTGTGTCTAACCGTTGGGGCACTAGCAGAAGCAGAAACCATCACACTAAGTGGTGGAGCAAATGTTATCCTATCATGCATTGCACATGGAACTGACGCCACTGCGAATCTTGGTGTGACCTTTAGCGGACTTGTTCTCACGGCTGATTGTGAAGCAACTACTGATGGAACCACTAACGATACAAGCAACGCCAGTATCTGGCTTTTAGTGGCTTGAGGTGAGAAAACTTGCCTACGGTAACCTTCAAAGGTCCGTATATGTGGAAGCGCAGAACGGACATGGCGGGACATTGGGAGAGAGGGCTCGCTGTAGAAGTCTCACAAGCATGGCTTGATGAATGGAGACACACAGTCAAGAACCCTGACCAATTTATTGTACAGGGTGATGAAGGTGGTTTTGTAGATGAAGGGAATGATGGAATTCCTGACAAGTCTTGGACCATCAAAAGCATCCGTGGTTGGTTAGAGGATAATGGAGCAAACCCGAAAGGGTATGCCACCAAATCAAAACTCTTGGCCCAAGTTCAAACCATATTGAATCCACCTGTAACTGAACCTGTAGTAGACGAAGAAACTATAGATGAAGGGCCAGTGGATAAAACAGCAGGAGATGAAGAATAATGGCATTTAGTAGCACACAAGATAACAGAACGCACGTAATGGGTGACCTAGTAATGGTTACTGGAGATTGGAATGCCGCAAGCGCCACATCTGGCTCAATTGTAACGGGCCTTACAGATATACTCGCCTGTGGAGTCATGGGCGATACTTACGCTGATGTTACTGGTGGTGGTGTTGACGGAGCATTCGCAATTGTTCAGGATGCAGCCCCCGGTACACTCATCGTAGATTGCGTATCCAGTAACACTGGTTCTTGGTGGGCACTAGGGAAGCGCTGATTAAGGCGGTGACCTAGATGGGTGGAGCAGCACTTAGTGCCTTAGAGTCAAAAATAATTGGCCCTTTGGACCCAAGCCAGTTTGGAACTGGTACTGGACAAGTTGCATTAGAAGCAGTGATAGATGCAGGTTTTGATGCGGTTACAAATGCAGATACTGCCAACGTCATTGCTGGTACTGAAGTAATTAATGTGCTGGGAAATGTATATCTTCTTGTCATCTACAAAACATGAGGCGACGGATTGGATGATGAGTGATGAACCCTTATGCTAGCCTCGGACTTGATGATATAGAACGCTTGGAAAAGCGTGGTATCAAACTGGCTGAAAATGCAGGGCATGGCGCTGTCTTTAATGAAGATAAGCCCTTGGAAGGTATCATCAAGAAGCAAAGAATCCGTAACCGAAAGGCTGGGGACGTAGTAAACATTGGTTCTGGCACCCGTTGCCAGAATTGTGGTTTGCTTTACTTCTGTTGGACTGATAAATGCCAAGCCTGTGGTAGGCAAATGGACTTTAATTTGGGGGAGAGAGGACAATGACTCGCATTCTAGTTAAGGCTCGTAGAACCAAAGAGGAGCAAGAGCGGTTGGATGCTAAGCGTCGAGAGGCTTTGGAAGCAATTGTCCCGTCTAAATCTGAAGAGATTGAAGAAGAGACTCCTCCAGAAGAGGCTCCTCCAGAAGAGGCTCCTCCAGAAGAGGCCTCACCTTCTCTCATGGAACAGTTGACGGCAGCACTTCAGAATGCTACTCCTGAACAACTAAAGGAAGCATTATCTCAAGTCGGTTCTCAAATGGAAGAGCAGAAGGAGCGACAAGATATGCCTAAATTCCGTGGAGGGAAGTCTAAGTTTGACCGCGAGGAACTCCAAAGAAGGAGAGGGAAATTACCGGGTACTACTATGCCAACTGGTAAGGGTCATCAAATTCGTATAAGGGAAAAAAGAGAAAAAAAGGTAGACCCAGAAACAGGGAAAGAGACCTTTAAGCCTACAGGTGAAACCCAAGTAGTTGGGAGAGGAGGTGAAGTTAACATTCTGAGCAACATAGGTTTGCAACAAAGAAAGAGAAAAGAAGCACGAGAGTTAGCGCAGGAGAAGGCTAGGCGCACAAGGGAACTGCGAAGAGATGATTTGCGTGAAGACAAACATTTCCAATATACGTTCGATAATCCAAAGATTGGGCATATGGGTGGCGCACCTATCGAAGGGACAGATTTTTCAGAATTAGGAGGAGGGGCCGCTGGAGGTATGGGCTCTGAAGGTGATTTCCCATTCTCTGCTGATAGAAATTACAACCCTAAATTCCCATTACTTGATACATTGTTCAGGCAGAAAATGAAAAACCCTGAGACAGGTAAATGGGAAATGAGTGATGAATTCCAGCGACATAACTCATTATCAAACATTCTTCAAGCAATGATTTTACATCATCCTCAAGAGGCTGAAGATTGGTTGCAAATACCTGATTTGGCAAATTGGGGTAGAGCAACTCAGAATATGAGTAACAAAGAGCGTAGACAGGCTTTACCTCTCCTTGTCGATGCTATGAAGTCGGCTCTCAAAAATGACCCTGATGCATTAGCGGAGCATGGTATGCGCTTTGTTGACCCTGAACATAAGATAAAATTCGCAGGAGAAGGAGGGATTTCTGGCCCCTCCATCAATTTACAATATATTCAACACATGATGAATCCTCCAGAGATGTCAGCAGAAGAACGGGAATTGATGGAGTGGGATAAGCGTACAACGAGGCTCCTTGGTATGGCAGCAGACATGAACATCCCCGATAGTCACCATGATGAGTTTATTGACCAAATAAATGAATTAACTTCAACAGGTATGAATGAAGAGACTGCTGCTGAAATGGTAGCCAGTGATTTACATTCAGAAGGGTTTGAACAAGATATCTATTCGGACCCTAGTGTGTGGGAGCGGCCATCGGGCGCACCTTCGGCTGGTGGTGTCCGCCCATCAACATACGTAGAACCGGAAGAAGAAGTGCCAGATAAGCCCCCATCAGATGCTAAACTGCGAGCACACCAGATTAGACAAGCCCGGCAACAAGCCCGGCAACAAGCCCAAGGGTCAGAGGGTGGGGGTATGACTTTGGGAGATTTCATGCCAGAAGGTATGGGACAACCACACTTGGCTTCTGGCGCAACAGAAGGGCCCCCAGTACCTCCAATACCTGAGAAAAAGGATGATGAGGACCAGATAGAAACATCGGAAGACACTTATGAGTCATTAGGTGACAGGCTATTGAAGTCTATTTTGGAGGACATGTGGCAACGCACTTAAGGCCCGATATTATATCCGACAAGGTGAGGGGAATGCGTAATGCCAGCAGTATTTAGCCCGGGTGAAGCAGAGACAAGACCTCTTTATCCTGATAAAATCGTATACACAACTGCACAAAAGGTAGCAGATTTACTTGGTATTGGTCCAAGTGAAGCAGTGTTGGCTAGCGCTAATACAGAGGCTGACCGAGTATATGTTACAGGCGCTGATTATAGAAATCACGGATTTGAAGTGGGTGACACCATTCTCATTTACAGCGATGCGCAGGCGCTAGGTGTTGAGAAAGCCATTACATCTATTGCTGAAGGAGGGGCTAATGGGGTCGCTTTGTATTTTACAGGTGATAACATATCAAATATCACAGACTATCAAACTGCTGACAATACTTACATTCAGAACACTGCCTCCTTTACAAATGGTAAAACTCGTGGAATGAAGAAGAGTACTGTTGAAACTCGGATTAAAGAGGTTCAGG